AAATCAGTCTATGGCTCAGTCCTTCAAACCTTTGCTCGGGTCATTAAAGACTCTCCTGTAAAGATTTATGGAGGAGAAAAACCTGAAGAATACATCTACCCAAACGGCTCAATCATCTGGATAGGTGGAATGGACAATCCCGATAAAGTCCTTTCCTCGGAGCGCGCGATAATTTACTGCAACCAAGTTGAAGAATTTGCCCTCCATGACTGGGAACTCATGACTACTCGTACTACAGGTCGAGGTTCTGACTATCCTTTTCCACGACTTATCGGGGATGCTAATCCTGCAGGTGCTTTTCATTGGATTATGCAACGAACATCTCTCACTCTTATTCAAGCTCATCATACAGATAACCCAACACTCTTTACTCTTGAAGGTGAGATGACTGAGCAAGGCCGAAAGACTTTTCAACGTCTAGATGCTTTGACTGGAGTTAACAAAAAGCGTCTTCGTTTTGGGATTTGGGCCACCGCCGAGGGGGCTGTCTTCGATAAGTTCGACCGAGAAATCCATGTCGTTGACCTTTCGGAGAGAAAATTCATTCGTTGGGTCTTGATGATGGATGAAGGTTACACTCATCCCGCTGTAATTCTGCTCGTCGGAATTGATTCTGATGGCCGTTGGTATGTCGCTCGAGAGTTTTACAAGACCCAACAGCTTGAAGAAGATGTTGTTATTGAGGCCAAGAAGTGGGTACAAGAAAAAAATATCAAGTCTGTTTATGTAGATGCCGCGGCTGCTGGTCTTATTGCTGCTCTTAGAAATAAACAAATTAATGCCAAAAAAGCTAAAGGTAAGATACTGGAAGGTATATTGGCCATCCAGGACAGGCTTAAGGTACAAGGCGATGGAAAACCCCGACTCTTTATATCTCCTGATTGTATCGAGACCATCAATGAATTCGAGTCTCATGTTTGGAAACCTGAAAAGGATGAACCCATTGATGAGAACAATCACTCCATCGCTTCTCTTAGATATGGCCATGATGGAGAACTACATAATAAACCAGCTGGGGCTTGGGGTAAAAGACCCAAAGGACAAAAATGACAAAACGACAGATTGACCCAACGACAGGTTTGCCCAAAGTTTTCAAACAAGAGAAGAAGAAACTTGATGCTCTCGACTCTCTTGTGATGAACGCCAATATCATGAGCCGCTCGATGCTCGCCAATCGGCTGGGGACTCAATTTGGTGGAGCTCGAGATCTCTATGAGACTTTTGGCTATATTCGTGACCCACAGTACCGTGATTATAAGAATCTTTACGACCGACAGGGGATGGCATCCCGTGTTGCAGAGATTTTTCCGATTGATACTTGGAATCTACCCCCTGTTTTTATAGATGGTGATAGTCGCTCAGACCTCAATGATGAGCAGTTGACTCCATTTCTTAAGGCTTGGAAAGACCTCGCTCAGCGACTGAAGGTCTGGCAAGTCCTGAAAGAGGTGGATATTATGTCCTCTATTGGGCGTTATTCTGTCATTTTTATGGGAACTGATGGTAGTTTTGAGCAACCTTTGGGGACTCGGGACGTTTCACTTTCCTATATCACTGCAATCGAAGAGCCTAATGCTATCATCCAGGCACTTGAGGATAAGCCTAATGACGCTCGTTATGGCTTACCCTCTATGTACACATTGAAGTTTATGAGCCTTCTAGGAGAAGTTTCTACTAAAGAAACTCACTATTCCCGGATTATTCATGTGGCTCAGAATCGCGTGGGCTCAAAACTTTACGGTCAACCTGTACTTCAGAAAGTTATCAATCGACTGTTTGACCTTGAGAAAGTCACGGGGGGTGGGGCTGAAGCTGCTTGGCTCGCTATTTATAAAGGGATGCTCTTTACTGCAAAGGAAGGAAGCGACCTTCCGGACCCTGAGTCGCCAGAGGGTAAATATCTTGATGAACAGATTCAAGCCTATGTCCATCGAATTCAGCGCTTCGCTGTTCTTAATGGTGTTGAGACTAAAGATATGGGCGTTGAAGAAGTCAACGTCAAGAATATCTTTGAAACGCTGATTGCTGACCTCGCGGGTAGTCTAGGTATCCCTCAACGAATTCTACTTGGTTCAGAACGGGGTGAGTTGGGCTCATCACAGGATATGCGACATTGGAATGGGCTCATTGAATCAAGACGAACTCATTTTGCTGAGCCTGATATCCTCCGACCTTTTGTTGAATGGTGCATTATTCACGGCATCATTCCTCCACCTAAGAGTGGCTATTGGACTTGTAAATGGAACTCTGTCTTCACACTGAATGAAATTGAGCTCGGGCAATACGCTAAATCTGTGGCTGACGGGGCTAATGCTGTTACAGGTGGAATGCCTGAACTCGCGATTAGTCCAGATGAGTTCCGGGCTATCATTCATTTGCCTCCAGTCAATCAATCTAACCTGGAGAGTTCTCAGGCTATTATTGATGCTAAAGATAAACAAGCGGCAGATACACTAAAGCAACCTACGATTTATCCTCCTCCTAATGGAAAGGCAAATGGAAATGGCAGACCCAATATTCCTCCGAAGACTCCTGTCCCTGTCAAGCCAGGCACCAACGCCCCGAGTAAATGACCTGAGATTTCTTTGGGAAACCTTCTCTAGTCGGAAAGATTTCCTTGATTTTCAGGAAAGATATAGGCTTATTGACTTAGACTATGAAGCCTTTACGCCCCAGGGTCTTCGTTATATCGCAGCGAATAGCGTTCGGTATGACGTCCGTAGAGTAGCTAAAGGTCTTAGTCAGGTCATTCGACAAGCCTCGGTAGACTTCATTCATCGTGAAACTGAGATGTCTGTTTATGCCCAGCAGATGAATTTCTTCGCGATGGCAGCTCAACTGATAGCTGCCTTAGTAGTTTACTTTCCTTCCACTCAACCGACGTTCGAACAACTCCTCCTCTGGGCTCCCTGGGACAAGGTCAAGGATTTCTTAGACCTTAGACTTAGTGCGATTGATTCTGGCCGAATTCCCCGAGACCAAAAGATAATAAGTCTTGCTATGTTGTATGGGCAAGGCTTGGCGCCCGCTTTCGAAAATCAGCGTACGGCAGCAGCCAAGCGTCTAGGTTACTCGGAAGCTCTTAGAGTATTGAGCTTTTCTGAACACTGTCAATCCGGCCGTCGGCCTGGTTGCGTTGAACTTGCAGACCTTGGCTGGGTCCCGATTTCGACGTTAGTTCCCATCGGTGATGCTGAGTGTCTTACTAATTGTATGTGCCACGTTGATTACAGGAAACAGGTCATCATCTAATGCCCTATCAAGTCTATCCCGAAGACGGAAAGTTCTGCGTCCATAAGAAGAACCCCGATGGTTCGATGGGTACTCTTATCCACTGTCATGATACGAAGGATAAGGCGATGGCTCAGATGCGCGCACTCTACGCTAATACGAATGAACTTTCCCTCGCCATTCATACCCATGTAACTTCGCAGACTGTCAGGTCTGAATCTTTCCAGGGTAAAGATTACCTGGTTGTTGTCGGCGTTCCAGTCAAGGAACAAGTTCTGAATGGCGCTTTCCTTCCCGCTGATGAAATTAGTCACTTTGTTGAAGCTTGGAATGGCGTTCCTATTACAATCAATCATCCGAGCAAATCGGGAAAAGATCACGGCTCGGCTAATTCACCTCATCCAGAAGTTGCTATTATCGGTCGATTTTTCAATGCAGAGTGGGACGACCAAAATCGTAAGATGGTTGGTGAATACTGGATTGATACTACAGAAGCAGCCAAATGGGGTGAAGGGCTGTCTATCATTAATGCAATCCATGAAAAGAAAATTCTCGAGGTCTCTACTGGATACTACGCAGACCAGGAAGATACCACCGGCATATTCAAGGGAGTGTCTTATCAGTTAATCCACAGAAATCTTCGTCCGGACCACATCGCTATTCTTCTAGGTAAATTGGGTGCTTGTTCTGTCCAAGATGGCTGTGGCCTTAACCGTAATGCGAGCGACATCACTGAAGATGATTGCCCTGAGAATTGTCCTATCCTTATGTCCAGAAAAAAGCAGGAGAAAACGATGAAGAAAACTGCCCTTGTTACCCAGCTCGAGAAGCTGGGCTTTAAGTTCGAAGAGACCGATGATGAAGAGGCTGAGCCCAAAATCATCGAGTTCCCAGTCGCTCTTCAGGAGAAAGATCCTGATGAGGATGACGATGAGAAGGAAGAGGAAGAGGAAGAAGGCGAGAACGACAATCGCCAGCCAGCCCTCAACGCTGATGAGATTGCTGCTCTGAAGACGTTGGCCCAATCCTCAGCGGCCATCACGGCTTTTGTGCAGAATGCTCAAACTTCTGAGAAGACTCGTCGGGTTCAGCTCAATACAGCTATCAAGGCTGCCTCGGGCGTGTACTCAGATGAAGATCTCAATGCTCTTCCGATGCCTTTCCTCGAAAAACTCAACGGTCAACTTAACACGGATTTCACTGGTCAGGGCGTGACTGTCCTGAACAACGTCTCTGAGGACGATGTGCTGGTTGCGCCGGCTATGTTCCTCGCCAAACCCGATGCCAAGAAGGAGAAGTAATCATGGCGAACCCTAAGACAATTACGTTGAATGTGCCTTACCTCTTCCAGAAAGAGGCCCCCCTTATCGATGGCACCTCTGGCCCTGTGACGCCGGGCATGCTCGTCGAATTTGTCGGTGGGAAAGTCCAGCCGTGCTCAGTTGATGGAAAAGCCGAGTCAATCCTCGTAGCTGTGGAAACTCCGTTCCGTCCTGACTCGGGAAACTCCAGCGGCATCGACACGGCCTATGATGAAGATGATGAAGCAGTGGCTTACATCGTTGCTCACTCGGGCGACCAGCTCTATATGTTCCTGGCAGCTGGTGAAGATGT